AAGTTTAGTCTTTATGCGAGTAGGTCACGATCTACTTCTTGAGCAGTCATGTCTCCGACTTCGCTTACGTCCATCAACATGGCAAATACACGTAGTTTACCAGCAGTGAAGGTTGACCCTGAACCTGCAATAGTAAGATCTAGTGTTTCGTCTGCAGGATTGACAAGAACGCCAGCAGGTGCTACGGATGGTGCATAGACAAGATCTGTTGCTCCATCAATATCAAATGCTGCAACATACTCGTTGTTATCTGCAGCGTTACCAAGAATTGCCGTTGCGTCAGTGTTTGAATCCATAGTGGCGCTTTCCATAACTTGGAAACCAGCCCATAGAATAACACTTGAAGCAGGTACTGTTAGTGCTTGGATGATGTCACCAGATGAGGCGTCAACTGCACTCGCAGTAAGATCGACAGTATTTTCGATCATATAGGGCTTTCTCGAAGGATTACCTGTCCCACGAGTAGGCGCTAAAAATGTGGTTAAAGTAGCCATAAGTTTTTCCTCCCCTACGCTGCGTTATATTTGGCAGTGACGATTGCTTCTGGACGAAGAATCTTCCTACCGTATAGATGCATACCTCTAACAATGTCAGCAAAGCTGTCAGGGTCACGATATGTTTCCGTTTTGTTGATCTGCTCAGCAGTTGCTACAGCAGAATCATGTCCAGCTACTATAATGCCGAAATTAGCATTTTGGTTTGCTGTACCTGATGTACCAGCACCAGTACCCACTGCAGGCAAATTGCTTGAAGTGTATACACGGAAACCGTGGAAGTTGTTAATGAACAAGCCATTACGCAACCCACCTGATTCACCGAAATCGCCATTCATAAAGCGTGAATCTTCATCACGAAGAATCTCCATGAATACTGGATCGACTACTAACCAGCGTCCTTGTGTGTCAACTTGCTGTTGATCCAAAAGGCGAGCCATACGTGCAACAACCATTGCTGGTGATGCTGTAGCAGTTGGTAGAGAAGTAGCACCCGGCATACGTGCTGTCAAGGGAATAGAATGCGCCCCTGCAGATGTAGTTGTGATGTTACCAAAGCTACCCTTGTTTAGCTTCATAGTGCTTAACAATTCGTCCGTACCTGCAGTAGCTACAGCAACGTCACCATTTGTTGTGGTGTTGACTGCGCTTGCTACAGCGTGTAGAGAGCCTTGCTTGAAACCAGACAAGTAGCCTAAGACTTCTTGGTCATACTGGTCAGCAAGACGATATGCTGCACGATTAGTAGCGAGTTCCATGAAATTTACATGCGAATGCGCTTCCTCAATATCGTCCATCTTAAAAGCAAAATAGTTAGCTTTATCAATGACTAATGAGAAATCTTCGTCATCAAGATCCTGGGCTGTGACCTGCGTACCCCTAGTGTATTCTTTCACAGAAATTTCTGGTTCTTTGATAATGTTTACAGTATCTCCTTGGGCAGCAATCTCACCAAAATAGTCTGAGTTGGTAATATCACCACATACCGTAGATTTACGAAATGCAAGTTGTACTTGCTTGGAATAAATTACGGGGCTGAAATTACCGTTAGGTAGATTTCCATATCCCGCCGCTGTTGAAAAAGCCATATTATAATCCTCCATAGATGTTTGGCTTATGATAATTAAGCTTAAACACTGTGTAAGAGGCTGTTCTTTCTAGGGTGCAATATGTTCTCAGTTTGCCAACTGTGGAACTATCGGGCCTGTACTTAAGCAGGTAAGTCTTATCTTAGTAGTTTTGGCTTGCTTGTAGTAATAGTGTAAAGGTAGCTATTGAATAGGGCTTTACACTACTTAGTTAACATACATAGTTATAACAGTTATCTACGTATTGTCAATACCTTTTTAACGTGCACCCCCAGAAATATCATAAATAAACTTACCACTTCTGATAGAATCCATAATAGAGTCTGCGTTTGCCTCGTATTCTTGTGCAGACATGCGGTTTACCTGAGACTCACGTATGTGTCCTGCAGGGTCATCGTTGTCTGGTTTAGTTGTACGTTTGGTCATTACAGCAGAAGCGGCACTCTTAGTGTCTTTCTTCTTACCCTTAATGTCCATGCCGTTGTCTACCTTGTAGAGATCTATAACACGAATAACCGATCTTGGGTCATCTTGGTTCTCGTACAAAGCGTCCTGTACCCACTTAGGCTGTTCGCCAGCCCAGTCGTGGAATGTATCACTGCCACGTAGATCATCAAAGTCTGAGTGCATAGCTCGTATCTCATTCTCTGACTTAGTACGCTCAGCAGTAGCATTCATCTCATCAATCTTCTTTAGGCGCTCATCTGCATTGTTAAACTTCTCTTGAGCTTTCTTCTCAGCTATAGTCTCAACTATGCCTGCAATCTCAGGGTGCTTGTTAGCCCACGCCTCAATGCTCTCATCGCTGGTGGGTGGACGCACTGCGCCTGAATTATTCAGTTGTGCCTTCATAGCCTTAAGCTCTTCAGCCTGCTTATTTAAGTGGTTCCTTAAATCGCTGTAGCGTTTCTTGTATGTCTTCTCTTCGCTACTTAAGGCTGCATCTTCTTGTGCTTCAGCTTTAGAGTTGGCTTCTTCTTGTTTGGTATTACCGTCATCTTGTACTTTGGCTGGCGTAGCTGCCTCACTATTGGGTTCCTGATTCCCATCGGACCGTCCTTCAATAAGCTCTTTCAGTTCTGCTTCTTCTCGTTCTATACGCCGCTTGTTTGCGCTTGAACCACCCTTAGGTTGTACGAAGCCTGCGCTCTTTGGTGTTTTTACTTGTGCTAGTTCAGCCATATTGTATTTCCTTTATGTGGGGCCAGCAACTAGTGCTGGGTAGCCTTATTATTATTATAGGTTAATTTAGTCTTACTTCTTCTTGGGTCTTGGTACTAAGCCGCCTTTGTTGTAAAACAAGTTATCATCATAACTAGTATCTCGTGTTTCCTCAGCTTCTTCAAATACATCACTAGAAACCTCTGAAGCAATATCAGGCCTATCCATAGCTGCTTTAACACTTTCTGCAGCAGCAGCTTTATATAAGTCACCACCAGGTTGGTTTCTTTCTTCCATCTTATCATTTGCCTGAGAGTTATTTCCTCCTGCTGCAGGAGTGGATGTAATAGGTGCAAATGGGTCTTCGCCCCCAGATAATTTAGGATCATTAGTTCCTCGTACAGTTGCTCCTGCTTCTACAGCAGCTTTTTTTGCTATAATTGCGGCAGCTTCTGCTGCTGTTGGTGCGTTGGGGTCTGCTTTATCGCCAGTAGCGTTATCTATAATACTTTGAAGCTGTACAACTGCACTAATTTCTTCTTCGTCTTTTCCGAACAAGCCACCTACAGTTTCAATTACCTTACCAATTATTGAAGTACCTGCTTTTTCGACTGCACCAGCAGTAAACAAAGCAAGTTTTTGTAACTCTGGAGTATTAAATTCTCCAGCTTTAGCTCTTGCATTTAAAGCCGCTAGTATGTTTTTATCGGAATCTCTAAACGCCATCTTTCCTAAAAAACCTACAACAGGTATAAACGAAAATGCAGCTTCAACCGCATTACGTACAGTACCGTAAGAGTTTCTATCTTTTACAAATTGTAAAAATTCTTCTCCATTCATTTCTGGGTCCATCCAATCAACAGGCTTTGTATCTACGTCTTTAAATGGATCGTATTCTTTTTCTCCTCTAGGAGAATTAACGGCAGCTACTATTGCGGCAGTTTCAAGGTCTTCTGGACTTGCTACCTCACCTTCTACTAGCTCTGGTGGAACATACTCAAAGTACCCTGCTGGAATAGGAAATAAAGGAACTCCGTCTACAAACGGAACCATGTATTTATCACCAGCTTCATTTACATACATTACTAATCTAGGTTCTTTACCACCCATAAGATCACTAAACGTAAGTTTTTTATGTGGTGTACCACCGTGTTTAAAGTTTTGTACGCCTGCACCCTTTTGTGCCTTACTAGAAATCATGTCTTGTACTTCAGTATAGTTTTCTACAGGTACAAACCCGCCAGCGGCAAGTTCCATAGGTTCACCTTTACCACCTACTACTACTAAGTCAGCCATGCTAAATGGCATACTATCATCTACAGTTGCTTCATCAGAATTACCCATCTGACCCATAGCTTCCATTT